CGCTGCCTGGGCTGCCGGGAACGCTGCCAGGGCCGCTGCCAGGGCCGCTGCCGAGGCCGCTGCCAGGGCCGCTGCCGGGAACGCTGCCGGGGCCGCTGCCTGGGCTGCCGGGAACGCTGCCAGGGCCGCTGCCAGGGCCGCTGCCGAGGCCGCTGCCAGGGCCGCGGCCGAGGCCGCTGCCGGGGCCGCTGCCAGGGCCGCTGCCGGGGCCGCTGCCGGGGCCGCTGCCGGGGCCGCTGCCGGGGCCGCTGCCGGGGCCGCACTCGCGCCGACGGTTGCGGAGTTGCAGCGATCCGCGATCGAGCTGTTCATCGCGATGGTGGAAGGATCGTGACCATGTTCGACCTCACCGAGACCATGTCCTCCCTGCTCCCGCACCTGCCCGCCGTGGCGTTCCGCACCCGACGCTAGCCCATCCCCCGAAGGGACCCGACCATGTTTCTGGTTGACTGCATCCACGTCAACTGTGACCGCACCCTCTACGGTCACACCGACAGCCAGCTGGCCTCCCAGGTCATCGACCACGTCCGGGCGGCGCACGGCGAGAACGTGCCCGCCGGTCAGGCCGTGCGCTACGTGGACGAGCACGTGGACACCGAGGAGCCGGACGTCTTCATCATCCGCTAGATGGACCAGAGCCCCGGCCCTCTCCTGGGAAAGGAGGGCCGGGGCTCTGGCGTGTACAGGGTATCGGGTCAGGCGATCCCGGCCAGGCGCAGCAGCACGAAGCACACGACGATGACGACCAGCACGGCCAGCGTCCAGCCGATGACCGTTCCGGGGTTCATCAGGACCCCACCGAGGCCGGGGGCTCCCCGCCCGCCACGAACGGGACGGCGTCGACCTGGGCCTGGGGCCACTGGACCGGCGAGCCGAGCTTCTGCACGGCGCGAGTGAACGATGGTCCGTTGGCCATGTAGCGCCGGGCCCAACCGTCCGGATACTGCGGGCTGAACGCGACCATGAACACCAAGTCACCCCAATCGTAAGGCTTGCCCGGCACCTGTTGGGTGCTGTCACCTTTCACCAAGATCACATTCGACATCTCGTCCTCGTCTTCCTCGGTCGGTGCTGGTGCGGGCGCACTCAGCGTCCAGGCTCGCGTCTCGTCGGCGCGGCCGTTCGCGACAACGGACAGGTGGAGGTGGTGGGTGTGGGGGTTGGTGCCCGTGTACCGCCGCCACGCCCACACCGCACCGGACGGCTTCGAGTAGATCATCTTGTTCCAGATGACGTACTTGAGCCGGGGGTCCTGGTTGAGCACCAGCAGCGACGCGAGCCAGTGGCAGTCGAGCCCGCCGGCCGGGTCATGGGTGAAGTCGCGGGCGCGCACGACACCGCTCGGGTCCGGGTTGTGGTCACTGGTTCGGCTGCTGTGTGCTGGGTCGCCGATCGCCCCGTCCGACTCCTTGTTTCGACGCGGCGCCATGGCGTTCAGTTGGTCGAGCAGGGTGTTCAGGCTCCGGGCCACTCTCCAGGCCATCAGGTCATCCTCCGTCCGGCACGGTGGCGACGCACACGTACCACGTCTCGCTGTTGTCGGTCAGGGGGTTGCCGTCCGGATCCACACTACGGCTCTCGAGCAGAGTCCCCGGCGGACACGTCGGCCCTGCCGGGCCGGTCGCCCCGGGTGCACCGTCCTTGCCCGCTGGCCCGGCGGGGAGCGGGCCCACGAACTCGATCGTGCCATCGGTGTAGGTCACCTGGAGCTGGCCGTCCACGGCGGTGGTGGACACGATGCCGCGCCCGTCGACGCCGTCCCGCCCCACCACCGTGCCGACAGCCTCCGTCGCGCCGTCGGTGTAGGTCAGGGTCAGCACCCCGTCCTCACCGAGCGCCGTGTTGGTGATGCCACGGCCGGGAGGTCCGTCGACTCCCCGCCCTCCAGCAGCTCCGACCACGAGGCCCTTGTCCTCGACAGCACCGTCGGTGTAGGTGATGAACAGGTGGCCGGCCTCGTCGATCCGGGTGGACGCGATGCCCCGACCGTCCGCGCCGTCGGAGCCGGACGCTCCCTGCTCCCCCTCGAGGCCGGGCGCCGGGGGCAGGCCCTGCTCGGCACGGCGGCACTGCTCTTGGGCGGGGGCGTCCAGGGCCGCGGCCGGCGCGGCGGCGCACACCGTGGCGAGATCCTCCTGGAGGTAGCCGACCACCTGGTCGGCCTGCTCCTGGGTGTCGACCTTGACGAACGCCATGGCCGCCGCGGCGACGGCGGCGCCCACCGCGAACGCGGTCACGGTGCGCAGCATCCGGCCCCGCCGGTCCTGGCGCTCGCCGACTGCGATCTCCTCAGCGATTTCCTGGCCGACGGGGGTGAGGGGTGCGTCCGGCACCTCGGTGTCATGCTTCACGGCCCGCGTCTCCTCTCCATCCGGCGTCGATGGCGCGACCGCGCCACAGAGCGACCTCGTCAACCGACGCCCGCCACCGGGCGTCAGCGTCGTCGCGTTGTTGTCGCACACGATCAGTGTCAGTTTCGGCCGCGTCGGCGCGCTCCTGGGCACGAGTATTCTCCGCGATCAGTCGGTCGTGCAGAGTGGACGCATCGGTGATCTTGCGTTGCTTGCCCTTGTCCAGCGCGTTGAACACCAGGGTGAACAGGGCGATCCCGCCAGTGCCGAACACCAGCCCGAGGATGAGGTCTAGCGACACGTCAGTCCTCCGTGGTTCTCAGGAGCCGGCGAAGCTCAACGAGCCGACCGACCAGGCCGGCGCCGAACGCGGTCATGATGTAGCCGACGACGAGGTAGGCCCCGCCTCGCCCGTCGGTGTAGCCGAGGTAGAGCAGCACCACCGCGTAGGAGACCACCGACACGAGGATCGAGACGATGGCAGGGACCTCGAGCGGTCGGGCGGTGAGGACGTCCAGCACCCCGAGCACCCCGCCGGTGACGATGAACCCGGCCCACACCATCGCGAGATAGTCGGCGGTGTGGGCCTGGAACGACTCCAGCGGGGTGAGCAGGGCGTGCACTCCGGCGACCAAGACGAGCACGTACATCGCGAAGTAGAACCCGCGAGCGCGCACTCGTAGCGTGATCACAGTGGGGCAACCCACTCGCATATCAAGTAGGAGCACGCACTGTTCGCCGTGTACGCCGTGTTGGTGGCGCTCCCACGGTCGTGCCACCCTTCTATCTCGATGAAATCGCTGGTCCCGTTGCACGCGATGGTCGCTTCACACCACGCCATGGGAACGACCCCAGCATGGTTGAGACTGCGGATGTTGTTCTGAGGGTTGCCATCAACCGGTGATCCGTTCTTGGTGATCTGCGCCGTGCGGAAGTCAGTCGTCCCGGTGAATGGAGCGAAGGCCACCACCCCCGAGCACTTGTAGTACCCCGAAATGGGTGGGGTGTACCGAGACGTGTTGCTGGAGGTGGAGTGCCCACCGTGCGTGTCGACGATCTCATTTGTGAACGTGATCGGTGTGAACGCGATGTTGGGTACGGATTGGATCACCGTTTGGTATCCGTGGAAATACACCCCGGGCATGTCTTCGATGGTCACCTTGTGACCGGCTCGGATGGCCATCGCACTCCTTATCGGAATTGCCAGTAGTTGGGTTCGGCCAGCTCGACAATCGCCCCACCCACGTGCGATTTCACCACGCCGTTCACCGCACGAACCACGGTGAATGTCTGCGGTGCCGAGCTGCCGGTGATGTTGGTGACGGTCATCCGCTCGCCGGCCACCAGGATGTCCAACGGGAAGTCCCCCGCCAAGGTGGTCCACAGGTAGGACCCGCTGATGCTGGACACCGACAGGGTGGTGGTTGATGAGTTGTGCACGCCGGCCAGATTCGAGTCCACCCCGTCGAACCGGGCATGGTCATCATTGGTGAGCGCGAGTGTCCGATAAGGACTGTACGGTGCGCAGTCGAACTCGAACATGGGGGCGAACTTGTTCAGACGCACCCGGGAACCCAGCACTAGCTGAGACATTCCGTCGTACATGTGCCAGGTCTCCAGCCCCGTGACGTCCACACGGGACCCGAGGTTCACCGCCATCAACTTCTCGATCGACACCGCATCCATTGTGGCCGGTGTGGTGGTGAGCTTGGGCAGGCGATACTCGTCGACTGTGCCGACCGCCAGACGCCAATCCGCTTGCGGCTGTGTCCGGGTGTCCGAGGACAGCGACAGGGTGAACGAGTCGTCGAACACACCCAAACCGTCCGGCGGCTGCGAGGTGGACAGGCGGCCGGTGGTCTGCTCCGCTACTGCGGACGCTCCGTCGCGCCGCTGCACAGTCACCTTGTTACTCACGTTTGCGTCGTCGTCGACCGGCTCGAAGTCGTGCTGCACTTGGCCATCGGCGACCGACAAGGTCAGTAGAGGTTCCTGGTTGGTCAACGAACCTCGGGTGCGCATCTCGATGCCGAGCGCACCGCGAGGTTCGTAGAGGAATCCGTGGTCCGATTCCGCCGTCTCCTTAAGTTGGTTCGCCAAGCTGTCGATAGCCTGACCGCCCAGTGCGGCTGACGGAATGTCCTCGTCGGTGTGGAACGTGTATGGGATGTTCTCTTCGAAGCCCAGGCGAGTGAGTCTGCCCCCTGCTCCGCGATCACCGGTCCACCCCATGAGGTCAGTGAACACGTTGATGTAGGTCCAGATTTCGGGGACGACCGTTAGGTATCCGAACCCCACGTTGATGTATCCACCACCGGGGTTGCCCGCTACCTTGGTGATTTTTCCCAGTGTGCCCACCCCGGTGACGGTGTTGTCCAGGTCCGCGACAAGCGACCCCCCGGCCGGCGTTGGCAGCTTCTGCCGGACAAGGTTGTACTTCACCACGCCGGGACTGTCTTGCCACATATTCAACGTGATCTGAACGTACTGACCTCGAAGTCCAAACGGGACAGCACCCGAGTCGTAAATCGCCACCCCCGGCTTGCTGAACGCCATAAGTCGAAACGAGCCGTCGCCGCCAGCGGTGTACTGGAGAACCCAAGCGTAGGCACTGCCACCCTCGGTGTAGAAATCAATAAGAGCCGACCCGGTGGCGGGGTCGTCAGCCTCCGGCATGTCCAGCATGAACACGATGGTGAACGCCTGGGCGGTGTCGGTGTAGGTCTTGACGGGGCCGATCAGTTCTGCCCCATTAAATTGCAGAAAAGGCGCGAGCGCCTTGGAATCACTCACCGAACCGTAGTCAGGAATGGCGTAACGCACCGCCAGAGGATCTCCATCCGGAAGTGCGGAATTGATTTGACTGGCATTGTCGCCGTCGTCACAGGGCCAGAACCCCACCGGGGGTACCGCGGCTATGCGAATAGCCTCGATGCTGTCCCCGATATTAATGGGGCTCAGCGCGTCCGGGGTGAATGACACCGTGGTGTTTCCGGCCGACGAGGACATACCCGTGATGGTGAATATATTCTCTTCCTTGAGTGCCAGACCGAGCGTCAACAGGAAAAACCGGTCACTTACCGCCGCATCAGCATCAGCGTCCGTGCACACCAGTTGGCTCACCGAGCCCGTCTCGGTGATGGATCGGAGAGTGCCGCCGCGCAACCATCGCCGCGAGGTCGTCCGACTGCGCACCATCGCGGACTTGCGTGGCGCGTTGCCCGCCTGGATACGGCGCAGGTAGCCGGCCGCCTGGATCTTCGCGACCTTCGCCTCGGACTTGCCGTCGCCCGACGAGACGATCGACGCGACCTCACCGGTGAACGCCAGCAGCCGCACCGAGAGGTTGTCGTAGCCGAACACCAGTGGCTTCGTGTTGGTGTTGCCGGTGTCCACGTAGGACACGACGCTGACGTAGCCTTCACGGATCGTCGCGCGGGAGGCGATCACCTGCCAGTCCCGCGGCTCCGGCGCGGTCGACAACCATGCCTTCGCCCGCACCGCGCTGCCCTCCACCTGAGCCGCCACGTTCACCGTCTGCGAGGTGGACAGGGCACCGTCGATCGCGGTGTGCGGGATCAGGACTCGCCGCACCCCACCCGTCCACTCGATGAACGCGATCATCAGGCCGGTGGTGGGCCGCACCTGCAGGTCGACCTGCAGGCGGTTGTTGATATCGATCTGCCGCATGGAGATCTGCGAGCCGAGGGGTGCGGCGGTCGCCCCCACCACCGGCATCGTCACCGCCACTCGGACCTCGCAGTCCGTCATCAACCGCGTGCTGGGCGACAGGTCGGTCGAGCGGTACGCGTTGGCCACGGGCACGCTGTGCTTCGCGGTGCCGGAGCTGACCGTCCAGTTCGTTGCCGCGACCGTGCCGCCCGACGCCGACCCGTTGACCCACACGTCGGTGCTCTCATTCGGCACGGTCGCGGGCGGGGTGCCCCACTGGTTGGTCTCGGTTCGGGTGAACGGGTCCACGAACCGGGTCACGCCCGTGCGCACAGCGACGCCCTTCCCCATCGAGCCGTACCACGTGCCTAGCGGGTTGAGCCGGGAGAATTCGTCGTCGGGGTCGTTGACGGTGAACACGCACTGCGAAGGCCGGGGGTCGCTGTTCAGGTCCGCGTAGCCCCGGGTGACATCGATCTCCTCTTGAGCTCGCACGCGGCCGCTGCCGTCGTCATGGTTAAGCACCGAATACCAGTTGTAGATCAGGGCACTGGCAGGCTTGAGGTACATCTCCATGAACAGGCTCAGCGGCTTCACGATGCTCCCCGCTGTCCGAGCGCGGCGGTAACGCTGCCGCCGTGCCTGTTCTTGATCTCGGCTCGCAGCCCCTGGAAGATCGCCCGGATGAGCGGGTCACTCGAGCCGTCCCACGACAACACGACCTCGGTGGCTCCCCCGTCGCCACCGAACGCGCCGGCTTCGCCCAGTGCCCGGGTCGCCCCGGCGGTGGCGACGGTGGACCCGTTGGGCAGCTTGATGACCTCGGGTCCCTGCTCGTTGAGGGTGGTCCAGCTCCCACGCGCCCCACCCGTTTCGGCCGTCGCCGGGGTGATGCCACCGTGCGCCTGCCCGCCACGTCCCTGATAGGAGCCGGACAGGTCACGTACGGTGGTCGACCCCATGCGCTGGTGTAGGTACACGTAGATGTTCTTGTTGTTGGGGATGTTGTTCAGGCGGTCCACCACGTTCTTGATGCCGGCGCTCGCGAAGTCCTGGATGCGTACGGAGGGCACCACCTCATCGGGGATCCCGTAGAGCTTGTCGGCCAGCACCTGCGCCGCGTCGGAGCTGAGACCCATGCCCGTGGCCAGGCGGATGAACTCGCGCTTGCTGGCCTCCATGTAGGACTGGACTTCCTCAGCCGCCGCGCCCTGCTCCTGCATCGATGCGACCACCTCGAGACCGGACTCAGCCACCCCGAACAACTGGCCCTGCAGCTCCCTGCCTGCCTCGGTCGTCAGGTCGAACCCGTCCTTGGCAGCGGTGACGCCCGCCCCGGCGAACTCCTTCAGCGCGGCGTCGGCCTCGGAGATCGCCTCCTGCGCTTCGGCGTGCGCCTCACCCAGGTCCATCACTCCACCGGCCAGCTCCTGCTGTGCCGAGATCAGGGAGTCGATCGTGTCGAGGTACTCCGTGCCCGCCCTGTTGGACTCGGTCATGGCGTCCGCGTGCTGGAGTTCCTTGTCGGCCGCGTCGCCGGTGGCGTCGCCCATGTTGTTGGCCGCGCCCTCGAGGTCACCGAGTGACACACCGCTGACTTCGATCTGGTCGTTGAGCTGCCCGGCCGCGTTGATCATCTCGCCGAGGAAGCCGATCATTTCCTGAGCGCCGCGCCCCCACTTGTCGAACTGGGACGCGTTGTCCCCGATCGCCTTGCCGGCCTCATCGGTCGCGCCGGCCACGTTCCCGAACTCGTCGGCGACCTCATTCAAGTCCATGGAGTACAGCGATGCGCCCAGGTCCTCAGCCTTGGTGCCGAACAGGTCGACCGCGGCCTGGTTGCGGAGCACCGGGTTCTCGATGGCACGCAGCCCGTCGAGGGTGAGGCGCAGCGCCTCGTGCGCCCGGCTGCCCCCGGCCCCGATGTCCTCAGTCATTTGCTTGGCGCTCAGGCCGATGGACTCGAACCCCCGCGCCGCGTTCGACCCGGCATCCTGCGAGAGGATCACGAACTCTTTCAGGGCGTCGGCCGCGTAGTCGGTGTCCCGGGCGCCGCCCTGCATCGCGTCGGAGATCAGGTCCATGGCCTCCCCGCCCGACAGACCGAGCTGCCGGAAGTGCGGGGAGTACTCGGTGATCGTGTCGAGCAGGTCTCCGCTGGCGTTGAGCCCCTGCTGGGTGGCCACCGTGATCAGGTCGAATGCCTGCTCAGCCGAGCCGGCCAGGTCGTTGACGAGCAGCTGCTGTGCGGCCCGGGCGACGGCGCCGACCTCTTCCTCCACCACGGCCGCTGAAGTCATGGCCGCCTCGGTGATCCGGCGGATGGCCGACTCCGGAGCGGAAGTGTCGATCAGGTTGTTCTGGAAGACAGCGGTCATGGCGTCGCCGACCTCTTCGACGCTCTCGCCGAAGTTGTTGGCGAAGATGTCCCCAGCGATGTTGCCCAGGTGCCCGGCCTCGCTGCTGGCCGCACCGTTCTGCGCCGCGATCATGCCGCCGATCGCGGTCTCTTCCCATTCGGCGGTGATACCCGCGAGCAGCGCCCCGCCGATCGCCACGCCCACTTTCCCGGCGAGTGGGACGCTGTCCATCAGGCTGTCGAGCATGCCGGTCAGGTCGAACCCGCCGCCGTCCCCGACACCGCCGAGGCTGCCCTCGAACGCGCCCTTGATCTTTTCGCCGGACTGCTTGGCCTTCTTCTCTGTCTTGTCGAGGTCGTCCTTGATCTTCTTGGTGGTCTTGTCCGACGCCTGCTCCGCGTCCTTGAACCCCTTCTCGATGCCGTCGCCGATGCCCTTGCCGGCCTTCTTGGCGTCGGCCTCCACCTTCCCCAGGTCGGTCTTGTTGGTGGAGGTGACGACGATCTCGATCTCGTTGGCCATGGGCTACGTCACCGCCTCGAGGATGGGGGCGTGCATGGTGATCGGGAGCTGGCTCAGCCACTCCTCGTCGATCTCCGGCTCGGTGGGTTCGACCGGGACGGGGGCGTCCGGCGTTGCCGCGACAGGGGGCCGGGAGGTGGCCTGGCTCCACGCGTGCGCCACGGTCATGATGAGGGGGTAGTCCTGGCTCATCAGCCCACGCGCGGTGGCAGGGACCGGCTCAGCCCCGTTCAGCAGATCCCAGGACACCAGCGCGTCACCGAGCGCGGTGCACAGCTTGCGCCACGCGCGCAGCGTCGGCAGGTCGAACACGTCCCGCCTGCTCTTCGCCCGGCGCAACACCGGCATGGCCTCCGCGACCGCCAACAGCCCGGCGAAGTTCGCCCGGTGAACTCGGATGGTGAGCCCCGGGAACTCCTCGAACACCAGTTTGAACACGTCGAGCTCACCGTGCCGGTCGTAGGCCATGTCCGTGCTCCCAGCTCCTCGTGCTCACGGACCCCAGGTCGGCACGGTGCCGTCGGCCAGGACACCCGGCGTGGTCCAGACGAAGGACCCGTCGGCGGCACGAGTGAGTGAGTAATCGGTGTACAGCACCTCAGCGGACAGGGTCTGGGAGGCGATGGCCAGCGCCGTTCCCCGGGCCACAGAGGTGGACGGGACGGTGCGGAACACGGCGTGGGACTTCTGTGCCGTCGGGTTGAACACGCCGTTGAGCGTGAGCGACAGGTCGGCCAAGAGCAGGATGCGCTCGATGGCGCTCTTGTCCAGGCCGGTCACGTCCTGCACGCCACGCGGTGTGGCGAGCGCGAAATTGGTGATGTCGTTGCGGAGGTCGCGGGCGGTGGTGCCGTCCGCCTCCTCCACGGTGAAGGTGCTCCAGCCAAGTCCCGACTGCTTGGGCATGATCATTCTCCGATCTGTGAAAGGTTGGTGTGCAGGGAGTCGGCCCAGGCATCAGCACCTGAGAACGTGGTGGGCTCGATCTTGCGGGGGTTGCCCCGCCAGTCACCTTCCCGGACCAGGAAGATCTCCGGCCGGTCGATCCGGATCCGGTGGGTGCTGGTCCGGAAGCACGGCTGGCCGGGCTCGAACACCAGCATGGGGCCGGCGTCGCCGGTCTCTTCGCGGTAGGAGCGGCCGGCGTTGCGTGCCTGCCAGATGTCGTCCTCGTCCAGGCCGGTGAGCGCCAGCGACCAGCCGTGCTGGTAGGCCAGGCAGCCGACCTCCTCGCAGGTGGCCTTGCGCCAGTGCGTGGCGGCCGGCGCGAGGATGTGGTGGGTGCGCATCTGTCCGGCGGGGAGTTCGGGCTTCGGCCGGAACAGTGGCATCCCAGGCCCGGCCATCAGTACGCCACCGCCACGGTGTTGACCTCAGCGGTCACCAGGAACACGGCGTTGGTGAACGTGCCGGTGGTGGTGACTCGGAGGTAGCGCTCCACCGCCTGGTTGCGCACGGTCTCGATGCGCTGGGTGCCGCGTGTGGTGAGCGAGGCGAACGCGCCGCCGGTCACGTCGGCCCACGCGTCGCCGACGCCGTTGTCGCTGGACTGCTGCAGCTTCACGACCACGCTGGTGCCGGTGAACGCGAGCAACTGTAGGTGGGCCTGAAGTCCGAACGCGCCGGCCGCGCCGAAGTCGACACCGAGCAGGGAGCCCTGCCCGCCCTGGGTGGTGGTGCCGGCGATGGTGAGTAGCTTGGCCGGCTCGAGGCCGTAGCCGTTGGCCAGGGCGTTGACCGCGATGGTGATCGCGCCGTCGGCGGCCACGGTCGGGTCGTAGTTGCCCTGCTTGGCGATGACGTTCCACGCCTCGCCAGAGGCCGGGTGGGCCACCGAGACCATACGGTCGGTGAGGGGCAGGGAGCGGAGCACCAGGTGGGACCGGTCACGG